CCAACGCCTCTGTCGATGCACAGCGGCGCGGCTGGAACTCGGGCGACACCACCGCGACCATCAACACGACCGCGTCACCGGGTCACGTCATCCAGATGTACACGGATGGCCGGAATGTCAGCTTTTCCGACGCGCTAGTCGCGTCAAGCACGACGCCGACCGTCACGACCCGAGCGAGCCGGATCGAGAACATCCCCGACGATGACGTAGACCTGTATTTCTACCTGTGGTCGTTCAATGGCGCGACCGCGCCCGCCAGCACAACCACCTGGACGATAGGATTTGTCGCGGTCGAGGATACGGTCAACGCGCCTACGTTTATCGCTGGCGTGCGCCCGCTGGGAGCACAAGCCGCGCTGCCTGTCACGTTCCCCGCCGCGCAGCCGGTAACGGTGTCAAGCGGCACGGTTACGGCAACTGTCGCCAATGCCACGATTGCGGCAGGCACGGCGGCTATCGGCGACGTCGGCGTGCAGTACCGCGGCAGTGCGACGGGCGCCGGCACGCCGGTCAATCTCAACTGCCCGGCCACACCGGCCGCACAGGCCATCAAGGCCTCGGCTGGGCGTTTGCTCAAGCTATTTGCCGCCAACAGCAACGCGGCGGGGCGCTTCGCCAAGATTTTCAACACTGCATCTGGCTCAGTGGTCATGGGCACCACGTCAGCGGTGCTTGACATTCCGCTGCCGCCCAACAACGTGCCCGTAATGATCGACCTGGGTGAGGGCGGTGCTGGTTTCGCCACGGCCATCAGCATCGCCATCACCGGCGCGCGCGGCCTGACCGACAACACCACCGTCACGCTCAATGACGTGACTGGTTTCTTGACCAACGCTTAAAGGAGAACCACCATGACGACCAAAGCAGCCAGCATCGAAGTTTACGTGCGCGACAACGCAGAAGGCACCATCGGTGGCACGCCGTTCGGCATCCTGACCGTGGAGAGCGCGCAGGGCACCACCGACGATGAGGGCGTCACGGTCGTCATCGGCAACGGCTATGTCCCGAGCATCGGCAACGCCGCACCGGCTGACATCAAGGTCACCGTGCACGCGCCCCCGGTGGAGAAGCAGCCCGCCGAGCTCTTGAGCCGCGTGGATGACGCCGTCGAAAACACCAGCACCATGACCTTCAACCTGACGCCGTAACCCCATGCTGCTGCTGCTGCTAAACCAGCCGGCCAGCGGCAGCACGGCTAACGGCGTTACCGTCACTGCGGTCGCCAGCCTCATCGCTGGCACCGCCACCGGCGGCAGCGGCGCAACCGCTAACGGCGTTACGCTCACTGCCACCGCCAGTCTGGTGGTGGGCACTGCAACGGGTGCCGCCACCTGCGCCGGTGTCACGCTCACGGCCACCGCCAGCTTCATCGCTGGCACGGCCACTGGCGGCAGCGGCGCCACAGCCGGCGGCGTTACGCTCACGGCCACGGCCAGCCTCATCGCTGGCAGTGCCAGCGGCGGCGCGGGCGCGGTCACCGCCAATGGCGTGACACTTATCAGCACCGCCAGCCTCATCGCGGGCGGTGTGTTTGCGGCGCAAGGCGTCGCACCCGGCCGCACGTTCAACGTGCTCGCCACGCTGCTGCCCGGCCTGGCCGGCAGCGGCACATTTAGCGCCAGCGAATACACGCAGCAGGTCATCGCCCAGACGCGGCGCATTGGCCCCAGCAGCGTGCAAGACACGTCGCAACGGATTGGCAGCGCCAGCGTGCAGGGCACGCGGCGCCGCATTGGAAAGGCACCCGCATGAGCATGGTCGACAGCCTGATCGCAGGCGACACGCTCGACTTTACGGACGTGGTCGCGGACTACCCGGCCACCGCTGCCTGGGTGCTCAAGTATCGCTTGGTGCCGCGCTTTACCACGCCGGTGCAGGCGCCGGTCGAGCTCACCGCCACCACCGTCAACACGACGGACTACCGGGTGCAGGCCACGCCCACGGCCACGGCCGCCTGGACGCCCGGCACATACAACTGGTTCCGGTGGGTCGAAAAAGCCGGCGAGCGGCAGAGCCTGGGCAGCGGCTCGCTAACCGTGCAGGTCAACCCAGCCACGGTTGCGCAGGGCGCGGACATCCGCAGCCAGGCTGAGGCCGCGCTCGACGCCATTAACGCCGTGCTTGCCAACCGCGCCACGGTGGACCAGCAGGAGATGAGCATCGCCGGCCGCAGTCTCAAGCGGATGACGGTCGACGAGCTGCTCAAGCTGCGCGGCTACTACAAAGCGCAGGTCAACGCCGAGCTCGGCGTGTCGCGCCGTTACGTCGTGGGGTATCGCTGATGCTTGACCGCCTTCGCCACCGCCTGGCGCGCATGCTGGCCCCCAAGCGCCTAGGGCTGCGCATGTACGGCGCCGCCCGCAGCAGCCGCCTGACGGCCGGGTTTGCCGGCTACAGCAACACCAGCGCCGATGCCGAGCTCGCGCTCAGCCTCACGCAGCTGCGTGCCCGCTCGCGCCAGCTGGTGCGCGATGCCGGCTACGCCAAGCGCGCCAAGGTGCTGGTGCAAAACAACGTGGTCGGCTCTGGTGTCGGCATGCAGGCGCAGGTCATGGCCACGCGTGGCGAGCTGCGCGCGCCGCTCAACAGCGCGATCGAGGCTGCCTTTGCCGCCTGGTCCAAGGCGCGCCACTGCCATGTGGGCGCCGCGCTGCACTTTCACGAGATCGAGCGCATGGGCATGGGCCAGGTGTTCGAGGCCGGCGAGGTCATCATCCGCCTGCACAACCGCCGCATGGGTGGATCGCAGGTGCCGCTGGCGCTCGAGATCATCGAGGCCGAGCGCCTGGCCGATGAGTTCACCACGCCGGGCGGAGCGGTGCCAGCCAACGTGCGCATGGGCGTCGAGCAAGACGAGTATTTTCGCCCCATTGCCTACTGGATCCGCGAATCGCACCCCGGTGACCTGCGCGCCAACGCGCAAGGCTCGCAGCGCTTCACGCGCGTGCCGGCCGAGCAGATCATCCATCTGAAGCTCACCGACCGCTGGCCGCAAACCCGCGGCGAGCCCTGGATGCATGCAGCCATCAAGAAGCTGCACGACATGGATGAGTACAGCGGCGCCGAGCTCACCGCCGCGCGCATGTCGGCCAACTACTTTGGCACCATCAGCAGCGACGCCGACAACCCGCTGGCCGGCGTGGAGGAAGACAGCGGCGACCGCCGCATTGACATCGAGCCCGGCGTCATTCAGGGGCTCAACCCTGGTGAAAAGCTCGACTTCCACGCGCCCAACCGGCCCAACACCGCGCTCGATCCGTTCATGCGCTACATGCTGCGCGAAACCGCGGCCGCGGTCGGCGTCAGCTATGAAAGCCTCAGCCGCGACTACAGCCAGAGCAACTACAGCTCCAGCCGCTTGGCGCGGCTGGACGATCGTGACCTGTGGATGGTGCTGCAGCAGTGGTGGGTGCGCAGCTTCCGCGAGCCGCTGCACGCGGTGTTCATGCAGCGTGCCACGCTGGCCGGCGCCATTGCGGGCCTGACGGCCGAGCAGTACTTCAGCGACCCCGAGCGCTATGAGGCCGTGCGCTGGAAGTTCCGCGGCTGGTCCTATGTCGACCCCACCAAAGAGGTCACGGCCTACAAAGAGGCGGTCAAGGCCGGCTTTATGACGCTCACCAAGGTCATCGAGCTCACCGGCGCGGGTGACGACATTGAAGACGTGGTGCAACAGCGCCGCATCGAGCTTGACATGCTGGCCAAGCACAACATCGACGTCGACACCACCGTGCTGCCCGAGGCCGCGCCTGCAGCTGCAGCGCCGGCCCAGCCTTCTGCTGACGAAGCAGAAGATGACACCGAGCCGCCCGATGACGACGGCGACGCGCCCGACGATGACGACACCACCAACGACCAGCAGCAGCGGGTCGTTTCGCTTTGGAGGTAAGACTATGGATCAGCGAGCCACCCGTCTCGTGGACATGCCGCAGCAACGGCGCCTTGCGCCGGTGCAATCGATAAAGGCGGAGTCGCGCACGGTCACGGTTATGTGGTCAGCCGGCGCGCGCGTGCGGCGCTACGACTGGTGGGAGGACGAGTCTTTCATTGAAGAGCTGGACATGTCATCGGGTGCCGTCGACATGACCCGGCTTATGTCCGGCGCTCCGGTGCTCAACACGCACGACAGCAGCCGGCTTGACAGCGTGCTCGGTGTCGTCGAGCGCGCTTGGCTCCAAGACGGCAAAGGCTACGCAGAGCTTCGGTTCTCCGAGCGTGAAGATGTTCAGCCATTGTGGCGTGATGTCGAGAGCGGGATCATCCGCAACGTCTCCGTAGGCTACTCGATCATAGAAATGCGCGAGGTTGGCCGCGACAAGGAGTCTGGCTTCCGCGTGCTGCGCGCCGTCAAGTGGCAGCCGTTTGAAATCTCAATGGTCGCCGTGGGCGCCGATGCCGAAGCCGGCACGCGCGCCGCACAGACCGCCACAACCCGTTGCGCGATCAATGTCGAGCAGCGTGATGCAGTTTCACCACCCGCGGCCCGCGCCGCATCACATGGAGATCGTCAAATGACGACTGCAGTAGACACCCCCGCGGCGGGCCAACAAGCCGCAACCCCGCAAGCCACGCAACTTGACCCGGTTCAGATGGAAAGGGACCGCAAGGTCGCCATCGAGAACCTGTGCCGCGCCATGAATCTGGACGTGCGCATGGCCTCGCACTGGATCGCCAGCGGCAAGGACTTCAAAGCCATCAGCGACGAGGCGCTCAAGGTC